TAGGAATGGCACTCAAAGAAGATGGACATACAGCCTCAGAATGGGAAACATGGAGCAGCAAAGACTCAAAAAGGTACCATCCTGGTGAATGTTTCAAAAAGTGGGACAGTTTCAGAGGCAATAGTAATCCGGTTACAGCCGGCACTATTGTCCAGATGGCTAAGGATCAAGGATGGCTTCCTAAACAATATTCAAATGAAAAAGAAAGTAAAGAATTAGACTGGGATGACATCATAGGTTCCAAAGATGAAATGGTTATAGTTGATAAAAACTGGCTTGAAGGAAAAGACATTGAAGAGCCTACCGATTGGAATCCAGTTGGCCAACTTGTAAAGTACTTAGAGATATTATTTGAAGCTTCAGAGAATGTCGGTTATGTAACAGATAGTTGGGAGAAGGAAGGTAAATTTCTTCCAACTAAAGGATGTTGGGACAGGACAGCCGGAGAACTCATTCAGCAACTTAATAACTGTAATGGAGATATCGGAGCTGTTTTGGGAGACTACAAGGAAGAAGCCGGCGCCTGGATCAGGTTCAATCCTATAGATGGCAAAGGCGTTAAGAATGAGAATGTTACTGACTTCAGATATGCTTTAGTAGAGTCAGACGACATGCCTGTTGACCAACAGAACGCAATATACAGAGAAATTGATTTACCGATAGCATGCCTGGTACATAGCGGTGGAAAGAGTCTTCATGCCATAGTTAGAATAGATGCCGGTGACTATGATGAATACAGAAAACGTGTTGATTATCTTTACAATGTATGTAAGAAAAATGGGCTCAAGGTTGATAATCAAAATAGAAATCCTTCAAGACTCAGCCGTATGCCTGGAGTTCTCAGAAAAGGTCAAAAGCAGTTCCTGGTAGATACCAACATAGGCAAAGAGAGCTGGAAAGAATGGCAGGAATGGATTGAAGGAATAAATGATGACCTGCCGGATCCGGAGAGCATGGCTGCTGTATGGGACAATCTTCCGGAGCTGTCTCCATCATTAATAGATGGTGTGCTTCGTCAAGGACATAAAATGTTATTGGCAGGTCCTAGTAAAGCTGGTAAATCTTTTGCACTTATAGAGTTATGTTGTGCTATTGCCGAAGGTAAGAAGTGGATGAATTGGAATTGTGCCCAGGGCAAAATTATGTATGTAAACTTGGAACTTGACAGAGCAAGCTGCTTGCATAGGTTTAAAGATGTATACGAAGGATTAGGCTGGCAACCAAACAACCTTCAGAATATTGATATATGGAACCTAAGAGGTAAGTCAGTACCAATGGATAAACTTGCACCTAAGCTTATCAGGAGGGCTACAAAGAAGAACTACATTGCGATTATAATTGACCCTATTTATAAAATTATCACCGGAGATGAAAACAGCGCGGACCAAATGGCTCATTTTACGAATCAGTTTGACAAAGTATGTACAGAGCTTGGTTCGGCAGTAATTTATTGTCACCATCATAGCAAAGGAAGCCAAGGTAATAAGCGAAGCATGGACAGAGCTTCTGGATCAGGAGTGTTCGCACGAGATCCTGACGCACTTTTAGACTTAATCGAATTGGATTTATCTGAAGCAATGATTAGTCATGAAGTAAATAAAGCAATGTGCAGCGTTTATGAAAAATGGATTACAAAGTATGTTACTAATTGGGAAGAAGAAGTATCACAGGATGATTTGTGTTCTGCTATGGCAATGGGTAATTTAAGCAATAAGTTGTTACGGCCAGAGATAGTTGAGAAAGTAAAAAGTGAAATTAATGAAGCTAACAAAGCAGCAAGTCAGCAGACCGCATGGCGTATTGAAGCTACATTGAGAGAGTTCCCTAGTTTTGCTCCTATAAACTTATGGTTCGAATATCCAGTTCATAAAGTTGATACAGTTGGAGTATTAAAAGGTGTTGAAGCTGAAGGCGAAAAGGCTCCGTGGCAAAAAAATTTCGCTAAGAAAAAAACACCTGAAGCACGGAAAAAAGAAAAGATTACATCAATTGAAACAGCTTTTGAAGCGTGCGGTATTGATGATAAAGTAACAGTTCAGGCTATGGCAGAATACATGGGTGTAACAGATAAAACTGTAAGAAATCGAATAAAAGAACATGGTGGTTATTGGATAGATGAAAGTGAGATAGGTAAAAAATAAATAAATTGTATTTCATGTGAACAACAATAATTGTGCACAAATCAGAAACAAGGAAAGGAAAATGTTCAAATTTTTCCAAACAACTATTTTTTCTTAAGGAAAGGAAAAAGTCGAGAAATTTACTTTCTTTCCCTAGGGAAAATATCGAGGAATTTCCCTTTCCCTACAAAAAGAAAATTTCGAGAATTATCGAGAATTTCCCTAGGGAAGAAAAAGCTATATATATAAATATATAATTTCCGTTTCCCTCTGCCGAGGTCAATGGGGAAAGAAAGGCGGGCTTAAGCTCTGCCCGTCGTCCTTCCTTCCCCTATCATTGACAAAAGAAAAATTTTAATGAAAGGTGATGATTAACAAATGAACAAACAAAAAAATAAAAAATTAGAAGTTGTAAAACATATGCCTCCTAAATTTCATAAACTTCCTGGACAAGAGTATGAAACTAAAAAAAGTGAAGTAATAAAATGGTTAATAATGAACCCATCAATTTTAGAATTCATTTGGGACCATGTAAAACAATCAGGAGACGTAATTTATAATTCAAATACAGGTAAGTGGCAAGGTGTTGACTATGAAGATAACTGAATTCTTCCTGCCTATGGTACCGCCAACTAAGACTCACCAGGAGAAGCAAATCAAGGTTGTGAAAGGCAAGCCAATAGTATATGAACCAGCTGAACTTAGAACAGTAAGGACTAAGCTTATGGCTCACCTGGGACAACATGTACCGGAAGAAAAATATACTGCAGCTGTTAGACTAACGACTAAATGGTTATTCCCTTCCGGAAAGCATAAGAACGGGATGTATAAGACAACAAAGCCTGATACTGATAACTTGGTTAAGATGCTGAAGGACGTTATGACAGACTTGAAATATTGGACTGATGACAGCTTAGTAGCCTCAGAGATAACGGAAAAGTTTTGGGCAGACAGACCAGGAATTTATGTCAAGATTGAAGAATTGGAGTGATGTGCATGGATGATCCAAGACCTGATTTAACAAATGATACTGAATTGTGGATAACTCTTTTGATTATGACAATGATTGTGGATGAACAGCTTGCATACATTTTACACGGCTTCAGATGTGCAGGCCTTAGACTTTATAAAATCAGAGTTGGCTATGTAATGAGACCGGAGTTCAATATAGACTCATTATGGCAAAATCAAGCCGAGTATGATGCAGATAAAACAAAATGGCTAATGAAGTATCAGCAGCAAATTATCGAACTACTAAACTATTTAGGAGATCAAGATGAGGATGAAGAACAGAAGACAGGATAAAAATAAAACTAGGAGGAAATATGCTGACAGTAGAACAAAAAGAAAAAATTGAATACTTGAATCAATATAAGTATATTAATGCTGAAATTGACCGCAAGGTTAAAGAAATAGAAGACTGGAAATCAAAGATATATAATGTGACCGGCAGCTTATCTGATATGCCAAAAAGCAAGAGTCGTACTAACACTTTGGAAGGCGGCATTGCTAGGATCAACGAGATTGAAGATACAATTAATCAGGACATAGACAGGCTGCTTAAAGTAAAGACTGACATTGAGAACGAGATAAATAGCCTGAAAGATTTGAAGCTTAGGGAATTAATGAAATGTCGGTATCTGGATTGCAAAACATGGGAAGAGATTGCTTACAAAAACGGATATACGTGGCAGTGGGCTTATAAGCTACATGAAAAGGCTTTAGATATTATTTCAATCAGTTGATTGTAATTGAGTATAAATCCGTGTTATGGTTATAATGGTTATATGTGAAGAACGACAAATGTTTCATTTTTACTCCTCCTAGATTAAAGACACCTAAGTTCAAACGGGTGTCTTTTGTAATATTTTGTCATATTATGGTTGCAAGGAAATGTTTGCAGGTTTATAATGGTGGTAAGATATTATATTATGGGGGAATATTAAAATGATTTCAATTTCAATTGTTGCGTATGCCATTAGTATTCAAAATAAGAATGATGAGCAATCTTATTCTTTGAATAACATTGATGGTAACTGTTTTTTAGATATATTTAATGATTTTGTTGTTCAAAATCAGGCTAGATACGAAAATAACGAAAGATTGGAAAGGGTTTTTAAGTTTCAAGAATGTATATTTGATGAAATTCAAGACGGGGATAATGTGTTATTTAATTACATTACAGGACAAATAAAAACAGGAGCTTATGGGCAAGAATCAGAAATTATAAATAGCGAGACAGGCGGACTTACATATAATAAAACAGAAACTGACGCTGAAGTAATGCCTTTTAATTTTATAATTGCTATTCCTGAAGGAGAAGTTAACAGAGGGATTTTGATACTCCAAAAAAATGGAGTATATGGAATAAAGGCATTATTTGAGGAAGTTATTAATCAACATTTAAGAAATATTAATAATGATTATAAGTGCATACTTGGAAATGTAGCTCCTATTGCATATCTGGAAAGGCTTCTTGAAGAGGGAATATTACAAAAAGTTAGATTTTTTAGATACGAAATACCTAATGATGTTGGAAATCAAATTGGTTTAAATAATGGAGTAGAGAATTCATATGAAGAATATGTTATAAATAAGCCTACAGGATTCATAAGAACTTATAGGAATAGAATTCAGGAGTGTATAAGAGGACAGAGGGTATTGACTAATATTGTTGAATTAAGAAATTTTGATTATGATAATATAAAACTAGAATTTAAATTAGGAAAAAAATATAAAACTATTAATTTATCGGATGTTACAAGCATAAGCTTTAATGAAGATATATCTGATTTTGTTGATTTGATAGGAGGTCATCCAACAACAGAGAGTATTCGACCTATATTAATTGACACTGCAGAGACTTATTTAGGAGAAATGGGATTAATAGTAAGAGGGTGATAAATTGAACTTACTTGAAATGATAAAAAATCCATATACATTAATAATAGTTAGCTGTATAATTTTATTAATTTCTAAATTTATATTTAAAATCGATTATATGAATTGTACAAAAATTATTGATAATCATATTGGGGTTTTTAATAATAAAAATGGAAAGCTTCTATTGGTTCCGTTTTTTACGTACAACATTTTACCTTTATTAATTGCCTTAGGAGTTAATAGAATTAAGGTTATTGACAGTGATATGATTAATATTATAACAGTTATAATTTCTATATTAACTTCGATGCTATTCACTTTACTTGTTATGTTAATTGATATGAAAGAGAAAGTTAGCATTAAAGAAGCTAAAGATGCAAATCAATTAAATATAATGAAAATGACAATTAAAGAAACTTATTATACTATAATGTTCGAAATTTTAATTTCAATTTCTGTATTACTATTATCGTTTTTTTATATGTTTACTCAAAAGATAAGTTGTGTAATAAGTATGATAATATATTACCTTGTATTTTTATTAGTTTTTAATTTGTTTATTGTTTTAAAAAGAGTATTCAATATAATAGAACAGAAATTTTCAATTAAATAAGTTTAGAGAACTCTTAACAGGGTTCTTTTTAAATACAGAAAAAGGAATCTCTTATAAGTATTTAGTCACTGATTGTGGACATGAAATGCCTTTACTGGTATAATTAGGAAAATATTAATTAGGGGGTAAACTGATGAAAAGAACAATAAATATAGAAAAAGCTAGTGTTACCAAAGATAGACCGTATACGATAAAGTTGGAGGGCAACATGGGACACAGCATCTTTAAAGCTGAACTTAGAGGTGTAAATCTTGAAATAATAACTCCAACGCCGCTTAGTGTTAAACAAGTAAGTGATACCGAAGAACAACTACAAAATATATTTCCAACAACGCTGGATGGCAAATTTACAAGGAAATACTTAAATGATATAATGAAAGCACATAACGGGCACATTCAAATAGAAGTATAATAGATAAAATTTGTGTTTAAAGAACTCTTAACCGGATTCTTTTTAAAACTATTTAATAACACAATTTGTTAATAAAACAATAAAAGGAGTGTATTTATGTTTAGCGAAAACTTGCAAAGTATTAAGAGAAAAAATACTGAAGAAAACATTAGATTCTCACACGGAACAATTATAGCATCTTCAGATGGTCATTCAAAAAGCTGGGAAGTGCATTTAAGCGGTGTGGAAGAGTATAGTCTTTTAGTTGGATTGTTAAATTCGAATAATAATATAGATTTAGAGTTTACATGCCAAAATGGAAAAATTGTTTATGGAGAAGTAATTATAACAAATGTGATAATGGATGAATTTATTTTTAAGGGAACAGGACCATTAAGGTATAAGGGCAACGACAATTTTGTTATATAAATGAACTGGAATAAAGAACTCTTAACCGAGTTCTTTTTATTTTGTGATGATGCAGATCGTGAAACTAAACTGCATAGTGATAGGGGCGGGTAAGATTTATATGAAAGGCAGGTGAGCCTGATGGCTAAGTTAACGGCTAAACAACAACGATTCGTAGAAGAATATCTGATTGATTTGAATGCTACTCAGGCAGCCATAAGAGCGGGATATTCTTCGGAAAGTGCAAATAATATAGGTCCTGAAAACCTATTGAAACCTATTGTTCGCGCACATATAGACAAAGCCATGGCAGAGCGCTCAAAAAGAACCGGAGTAAATGCTGATAGAGTTATCCAAGAACTTGCAAGGATTGCCTTTGTTAACGCTCCAGATGTGGTAGATACAAAGAATGCAACAGTTAAGGAAAATGCAAGTGAAGATGATACAGCTGCTATTTCTTCTGTAAAGGTAAAAATAGTTGATGGCGATTTTAGCAGTGTAGAAAGGGAAATACGGTTTGCTGATAAATTAAAAGCCTTGGAGCTGCTTGGTAAGCACATGGGAATGTTTAAGGATAAAATTGAAGTAACTGGAGCTGTGCCAGTACAAATTATAGACGATATACCAAAGGGTGAGTAAGTTGAACACTGTAAAACTTTCAAATCTTATTGCTCCTTCATTTTATAAAGTTCATTATGATGTTAAGGACCATTTAAATACTCATTACTGGTTAAAAGGTGGCAGGGGTTCAACTAAGTCATCGTTTGTTAGTATTGAAATAGTTAAAGGTATAATGGAAGATCCAGAAGCTAATGCAGTATCTCTCCGTAAAGTTGCTAATACCTTAAAAGACTCCGTATTTAATCAGCTTGTATGGGCTATTGAGCAATTAGGTGTAAGCCATCTGTGGAATATTCCAGAAGCTAAGCTGGAACTTACTTATACGCCAACTGGCCAGAAAATAAAATTCAGAGGTGCTGATAAACCTAAAAGCATTAAGTCAATAAAGTTTCAGCACGGTTATTGCAAATATATCTGGTATGAAGAAATAGACCAATTTAAGGGTCCTGAAGAGGTAAGAACTATCAACCAGTCTCTCATGAGAGGCGGAGAACAGTTCTTTATTTTTTATACTTACAATCCTCCAGAATCGCAGCGGAACTGGGTTAATAAAGAAGTAATTGAAGCTAGACCGGATAAATTAGTACACCATAGCACTTATTTAACAGTACCTAGAGAATGGCTAGGTAAAATGTTCATAGCTGAGGCAGAACATCTT